GCGGAACCGGGCGCGGCGATATTCGTGCTGCCGCCGCTCGCTGTTTTCCAGTGTCCAACGTCAAGCGTTCCGCCATCCCATGTGCCGGTACCGCCGACCCAGAAGCAGGAGGCCATGACGATTAACTCTCAATCGTGAAATACGAATATTGGATATAAAGATTGCCGCCTTGCGGGTCGCCGCACGTCACGCGCAAATCTTCATCATCTGCGCCGATGGCGAGAATGCCAGCGCCTTGGCCCTTCTGCTGACCGGAACCGGGACCAAACACACCGTCGATCAACAGTCCGTTGGTGCCAGCCTTGGATGGCGTCGGCACGTTCGCCGCGCCGAAGCCGATGCGCACCGCGACGTTGATGGTGTTGGCGGCATCACACACGGCAGAGATTTGCGTCACGACAATCTTCGCGCCCGTGCTCACCGAGAGCAAGGAGAAATCCGTCTGTGCCCCGTCCGCGTCGGCAATCACATGGCTACGAGAAATAATGTTCGGATGGCCGCCAAGCACAAACGGAATGCCGTGGCGGTTGGCAATCAGACTAACATCCGCACCAGCCGCCGCTGCTGTTGGATTTGCGCCGTACGCTTTCGCAATAGCGTCAATCGCAATGACTTGAATCTCGTCGCCACTGCCGCCCGTTCGGGTTTCAACGTCGGTGCCGGTGCCGGGAAGGGTTATACCCATGCGCTATGCTTGCTTTTTGAAGAGAGCGCGTTTCTCCAGCATCCGCGCCGTTACGACGGGCGAATCAAGATCATGCCCATCGGCCTGCGTTTCCAAGACCGCATCCGACATCACCTTCTCGATGGCACGATTGAACATGCCCTTGCGGCCCGGTCCCGACCCGGACGCAACGCCGACCACCGCAACTTTCACCGGATACATGCGCTCTGCTTTTGGCCGCAGATGATCCGGCAACGATGACGGGAAGCCGTTGCCGAGCAGCCAACTGTGCGAATAGAACCGCAACTTTTGCGGCATGTTCGGCAGTCTGGTCCGCGCGTAGTGCAGCATCATGGTGGCCTGATGGACGTTCTCAGGCTGCGGTGCCGCGGGCCGCTCCTGCCGCCAGATACGCATGGCAAGTTCTGCATCGATGTCGCGGATGCAGCGCATCATCGCATCGCTGTATCGGCTGCTCATCAGTCGAGCGTGATCGTTGAAGCCGCTGTTAGCTGCGGCGTCACGCCGTTGCCGCAAACGATGCTTGGCGACACCACGCCAGACCACAGGATCGGCTGTGCGCCGGTCGGCGGGTTGGCGTTCGACTTCGACGTTGCGAAGTGCGTGACAGTGCCTGAACCGCCGGTGCCAGCCGGGAAGCTGATCGCAGCATTCGGGCTGCAAGAGCCAGCGCCGGTAGTCGGCCAGTTCGTGCTGTCCCTCGTCTTGTTGACGCGGGTGTAACCCGTATAACCGACCTCCGTTGTCGAGGCGTCGCCGGTTTCCGCCACCAGCGGATCAGCCGTGTGCAGCGACAGCGCGATGTTGGTCTGCGGCGTCGCCGCCGCGTTGTCGGCGTAGTTCGCCCACGCCACCGCCTGAAAGATCAGTTTCAGGATTGCATCTTCAGTCGTATTGGAAATGCCAGCCATTTATATTCTCCCTCTGCTGGTCGCGAGTGCGGCAATCATCGTAGTCGCCGCTTGATCTCCGCCAGCCGTTGCTCCAGCGCCTCGATCCGGTTCTCGAAAGCCATGGCACCGGTCGCCGTGAAATACAGTTCGAACCAGTGACCGTTGTCGTTGCAGACGTATTCGCCGTAACTCTCGTTCCTGACGATCCGGTTGTTGCCGGTCACCGTGAGCAGCCACGGCGGGTTGTGCCGGATGGTTATGGTTGGCGCTGGTCCGCCGCCTGCCGGTTGCTGGCCGGGTAACTGCGGCGCGCTTGGCCGGAAGACGATGCGCTTCCTGATGAAGCCGCCCGGCCCAAGCCCGAAGCTGTCGATCTCGCCGAAGCCGATGATGATGATGGCGTTGGTGTCGACGCTGTCGTCCGCTGGCGCAATGTCCACGGTGCTGGCGCACCTAAGCGTGACCGGAGGCGTTTCACCATGTGCGCAAGCCCACGGCACAATCGGCAAGGTTTATCTCCCGAGATCACAGCAGTTTCCGTAGCCCGAGAGCATGACGCCGACCGCGACTGCGGCGACGATCACCAGCACGAGCAGCACCAGTGTGCGCGCGCCGACTATCATTTCAAAAGCGGCGCCAGCCGCGTTGGGGCTGGCGCCGTTGATACCTTGTCGATTTCTGCTTCATCGTTTATCGCCGCTTCGCTGGTGTCACCACCTCTCCGGTCGGGACCGCAACGACGATCCAGCCGGTCGATGCTGTCCATGCCGTCTTGACTTCCCACTGTACGTCCGGGGAGGTTGGCGGTTTCGGCAGCACGATTGGCGGTGTCGGTCGCGGGTCAGTCGGGCCCCAAATATAGAGCGGCAACCAGCCGCCGCTGTCCGGCGGCAGCACAATCGGGTGCTCCGGGTGCGGCTGCGGTGCTGGCAGGCCCTGATCTGGATGCGTGTCAGGCACGCCATAGTCGGGATCGACTGGTGCCCCCGGCGGCAGCGGATAGTAGATCGGGTGCGACGGCACCGGCAGATCGCCGGGGAGTGTGTGATCGGGAGCCGGTGGTGCGCCGGTGGGTGGTTGCGGCTGCGGCAACTCATGATCAGGATGAGCGCCGCTCACCCCGCCAACCGGCGAAATTATTGCAAGAAAAGGCTTCATTTTGATACTTCCTCCAACATTTTGGTTAGCCGTCACCATTTACATGCGGAATGACGGCGCTCCCGCTGCTTTCCATTTCTGTCAAGTGAAGATTTGCAGCAATAGCAGCAAGACTGCGACCATCTCGTGACGAAGTAGTCAGCCGATCATCGCCGAAATATCGACCGCGGTGCCGAGTGGTGCCACGCCGCAGGCCATCGCCAGCGCGATCATGCCGTCGATGCGCCCGGTCGATTTGTTCTTCGACAGCCTGCGCGTTGAATCGTCCTTGCCATCGACCACCGCGCAGGCCGCGCACATCGCCAGCACCGGGTGATTGCCGTGTGCGATTTCCTGTTCGCTGATCATCTGCTCCAGATCGCGCAGCGCCGGAGCCATGGTCTTGCCGCCCTGCCGGAACTTGTGGAATTTGTCCTCGATCATCATCTCGGAAAAGCCAGCCTTGATCAGCCACGGCTGCAGATGCACCATGCCCCAGTCGTCGAAGGCGAGCTTCTTGATGTTGTACTCCTGAAAAATCTGGAACAGATATTCGGCGACGTATTCATAGCTCACCGAATGCCCCGGTGTTGTCTGCAGGTAACCTTCCTCGTGCCAGAGGTCGTAGGGCACCCGGTCGGTCTGCGCCTTGTCGCGCAGGCCCTCGCTGGGCAGCCAGAACGTCGGCTTCACATTCCAGATGCGGTCGAGCTTGCCGATCAGCACCAGCGCGGTCAGGTCCGACACGCTCGACAGGTCGAGGCCGCCGTAGAGCGGGATGCCGTGCAGGTCGCCGACCGGGGCGCCGCATGCCTTCCATGCCGAGTGGCTGACAAATGACTTGGAGGCGTCGACCCGCTGGTTCAGCACCAGATTGCGGAATTCGCTTTCGCGCGCGGGCATGCGCTTGGCGTCCTGCGCCATGGCGTTGACTTCCTGCGCATTGAGAAAGTCGCCATAGGCCGGGTTGGCCATGCGGATGGTGTCGGCCTCGAACGGGTCCAGTTCTTTCGGCGCGCTATAGAGCGACAGCGTCACGCGCGGATCGTAGCCAGCCTTGGCGTCGTCGATCAGGATCGACAGCAGGTCGGCATCGGTCGGCGCCTGTGTCGAGATCACGATCGAGAGCGGCGCCTCCTGTGCGCCGGTCGCCGTTTCCAGCGCCTCGTACAGCGGCGAGCGTGGACCTTTCACCTGCCCGAGTTCATCGTGCACGATGAAGGCGGGTGACAGGCCGAACGCGGTGGAGGCTTCTGCCGATAACGCCCGGTACAGCGTACCAAGGTCCGGGCAGAGCAGTTGCTTGGCGGTCTCCTTGATGATGACGATGTCGCGCAGGCCCGGGCTCATGCGCACGACCTTGGCGGCAAGGGCAAACAGCAGCGCCGCCTGATCGCGCGACTGCGCTGCCGAGAACAGTTGCGAGTTGTAGCGCTTCTCCAGCCCGCACAGATGCAGCAGCAGCAGGAAGGCGGCGAGCGCCGTCTTGCCGTTCTTGCGTCCGAACGAAATGATCGCGCGCCGGGTGCCGTTGGGGTTGTCGTAGATTTTCCTGATCTCGCGCCGCTGCCAGATGCGCAGCTTGACCGGCTGGCCGATGTCGGGGCCCTCCGGCACGCAACAGTATTTCTCAATCCATTCGATGTTGCGGTCGCCGCGGGTCTTCTTCGGTTTTCGTTCGCGCTGGCGCAGCGGCATCGGAAACGACTAGCGCTGCGCTCCGCCCGGTCCGGCCCTGCCCGCTGCCAGTGCCGCAGGGGCCGCCGTCTCGATGGCGATTGCGAATTCGCGCCGGTCCTCCTGCTCGACCGGGTGTGAGCGGGTGCCGGACCTGATCTTGAGAAAGGCGATCGCCTTGAGATAGTCGCCGAACTGGCCGAGCACGACTGCGGAACCCGGCACCACG